AATCATAAACTATTTAAGTTTGATTGTCAAGTGTCGATGAGAGGACTTGAACCTCCACGAATAAATCCACTGGAACCTAAATCCAGCGCGTCTACCAATTCCGCCACATCGACTTGATGGAGTAAGCGTGATATACCTCATAAGGATATAACAGAGGCTTACCCTCTATCTTACCACGGCATTCTGGTTTATCTTTCCAGTGCAAGTGGTAACGGGCTAGGTTGGATTCGAACCAACGACTCACGCTTTAGAAGAGCGTTACTCTATTCCACTGAGTTACTAGCCCATTTGTTTACCTGTTTATCATATCACTCCTTAGGGCAGGTGTCAACCCATGGGGCACAGAGTCTCATTTCTCCTCCAAGTTTTTTACACTCTTCAGTATAACACTTAGAGGTATCTAGAGGTTTCTCTATCAACCTGGGCAAAGGTACTCTAGGTGGTTCTGAGTCCTTTGTCAATCGTTCATACTCACGAATGGCCTTATCCACATCTCTCTCAACTCTCCTGTCCACCACTCCAGGATCTTGTAGCAGGACATCGTTGATTATGGTCTGTGGGAACAGAGTCCTCTGAACCTCGTCTAAGAGGTCTAGGAGACGCTCTGAGGGTACTCCTGTGCATTGAGAGAGGGTTGCTACGATACCACTGATTACAATGCTTATGAGGATTATCTGCTTCTTATCTGGTCTCTTCTTACCGAAGTTAAAATTAAACATAAAAAAAGAGGAGTAGCAACCGCTCCCCTCTATTTATTATTCAGTTTTCCCGATCATTATACACGCGAGTAACAAATCCTAGCGACACCTTGACTGGGTGAAGCAATAGTAGAGAATGCACCATAGGACAAGTCAAGGTCTCTACCCGCGATATAAGGACCGCGATCATTTACACGCACAATTACAGACTTACCATTTGATTGATTGGTTACACGCAATCTAGTTCCAAAAGGAAGCGTCTTATGTGCTACTGAATTATCATATGCATTGTATCTTTCGCCATTAGCAGTTGTCTGCCCATGATATCCATCACCAACTCCATAATGTGATGCGAGGGAACATCCGCTCGCTGCCTTTGCCTGAAGGGGTGCCAGTCCTGTAATAGCAATGGCAAGAATTGAAATTGTTTTGAAAAGCATTAAAATTAGTTGAACTCTACATCCGTATAGAAAGGGGGTCCACCCTTTTCTCAAAGGGCACTTTCCACGGCTCTAAATCGAAATCAAAGTCTCATAACAAAAAACCCTGCTCATAACAGGGATTTTTACATAATAAGTTAATATTTAGGATTTGTCAAGTGTTTGGTTTACCGAATATCGATTTCCTGATCACCCCACCCCTCTTCTTCCAAACAAAGATAATCAAGTTCATGAGTTCCCTCAGGGATATTGATCCACTCATCAAACTCTTCTGCAATCGAAAGAGCATTAAGTTGATCTTCCATACCACCATGATCCGCAAGGTGATGAATCCGATCAATACACCACTCCCTCACATAAGGAACTGGTTCAATCTGTGTTTCCATAGTAGTCTTTTCGGAAGTACCTGTTGAGGATGTTGCTATTGTAGTAGGCTGGGATTCCGTTGTCAAGTGCTTCCGTGAGGACGTTGTGTGCGAAGAGTTGTCTTGTTTCTTCAAAGTTTGTTTTGCCCTTTGTTTTATGTAATGATAAAATAGTGCGCGTAAAATTCTCCCTACCATACTTTTTTATGTCCTCCTTGAGTTCTGGGCATGATCCATAGTAGTTCTTCCAGTCAGATTCTGCCTTAACCTTTCTAGATTTTCCTCTCGGAGTGCGAAAGCTCCAGAAATATTTTCTACCAATATAGTCGCGATTAGTTGTGTTGCAATGAATATGGTATACAAAACCATAATAATCCAGAATATCACTTGAACCAAATTCTTTTCCATTGTAGGTCCAAGGATTCTCATAGTCAATATCTGTACTCATCAATTATGTCAAGGACTTCGTTGAGATATTTATGAGCGAGTCCTTTCATATCCATTTCTGGTCTGATGTGATCATTATGAAGATTGTTCTTTAATTTTAAAACACGAACTCTTAATTCTTCTTTAGTCAGTAGATTCTTAGGCATAAAAAAGAGGAGTGTTACCTCCTCTATCTATGTTTATCCGTTTTTGAATGTTCCTGGTATATCTTTGAATGATTTTATTTTATAGTAAGGATCATTTCTTTGTTTATCATAGTATGCATTAAATTTTGCTTCTTGATCTTGAGCGGCTTGTTTTCTCATCAATCCAACAGGACCTCTTACACCAGCAGCACGTGCTTGATTTACAGTATCACGATACTTTTCTCTAGATGCTAAACGATCTCTAACAGCATCAGATGGAGTAGATCCTGATGATTTTCCTGAAGAGGATGATGAAGATGCTGGTTTAGCTGCCAGATTCTTCTTTCCGAGTGAGATGACTTGATCTTTAGTCATACCAGTTGCCTTCATCTTTGCATTACCACCACCAGCTGCAAAATCATCCATCTCAAGGATACTTTGTTTCCAACCCTCACTCATACTTGCCATGATCGCAAAAGCTGATCTTTCATCACTAGCATATCCCTCGTCTAGAAGATGATTCTTAACTATTTCAAACGGATCGTAGGAGTTCATTTGTAATTGCCTCTGTTGGGATCTTTGAGTGGCTGCTTTTAAATCTTGTTGTACTCTCTTTTGTTCAGGAACTTGACCCGAACCATTTCTGTTCGGTGCCATTCTTCCACTATACTTATATCCAGGAGCTTGAGATCCAGGTCTATTAAATGAATGTTGGAGATTTTTTTCAGCCGAAGCTGCTGATTTAGCCTCATCATACTCATTTATGATATTTGAATATAATTTCTGCAGTTCAGAATATTCTCTAGTATTCATTTAATATACCGAATTTAAAAATATTTATAAAAAAGAGGAGTGTTACCTCCTCTATCTATCAAAGTTTAAAACCACTAAATGTGTCTTTTTTCACGTCTTGTTTGATTCCACCAACCACATAACTTTCAACTTCCGTTTCCTGGGGTGCCACCTGGAGACCTTTAGATGAGATCCAGTGCTGAGTCCAAGGAAGTGGATTATTGTTTGCTGAAATATCGTATTGGGGCTTTAACCCAATTGATTTAAGTCTTCTGTTTGCAATCCATTCTACGTATTGTTGAAGAAGTTTATCATTCAGTCCAATCATGCTGCCATCTTTGAACAGATAATCTGCCCATTTCTTTTCTTCATTTACAGCACGATCAAACATCGCATAGACCCACTCTTCCTCTTCCTTTGCGATCTGTTTCATTTCGGGATCATCACCATCACGCCACTTATTCAGGATGTTCTGAGTGATGGCTAGATGCTGGTTTTCGTCTCTTGCGATAAGAGAGATAATTTTAGCGGATCCCTCCATAAGCTTAAGTTCACCGAATGCGAAACTACAAGCAAAACTAACGTAGAACCTAATACCTTCAAGAATGTTAACGTTTGCGACTGCTCTATAGAGTTTTCTTTTAACATCGTTGATTGTTTCTTTTGCGTATGAAACTCCTTCAAGATTATGCATCCAAGCATTAGATGCACCATAAGATTGTGATGACTGAATAAAGTCATCATACGATTCAGTCACACTCTTAGCACGATCAAGAATGCGATTATCAGTGATAATAGTATCAAATACCTCAGAAGGATCTGAGTACACATTCTTGATGATGTAAGTATAGGAACGACTATGGATCATCTCCATAAATCCCCAGACTTCCATACATGCTTCAAGTTCTGGTAAAGAGCAATAAGGAATAAATGCCATTCCAGGTCCACGACCCTGAACAGAATCAAGCATAATCTGATACTTCAGATTAGAAGTATAGATATGCTTCTGTTCAGGACGTAGTGTTTGATAATCTCCACGATCCTTCTGGAGAGAAACCTCTTCAGGTCTCCAGAAGTATCCTAACTGTTGAGTAGTCAGTTTGTCGAAGATTGGATATTTGTATGAATCATATCTCTGGACTCCAAGTGGTTTACCAAAAAACATAGGTTGCTTTTTGGTATCTACTTTTTCTGTATTAAAAACAGTCATTCCTTTGATACTTGTTTGAGGTTCTTCTGTTGAAGAAATTTTAAACTGCACAGGATTCACACTCTCCCTCCTCTACTGAACTTAACTCATTAATTAGATCTTCCAATTCGGATTTCTTTTCTTCCAACACTTCGTCAGTTTTAATATCGTAAGTATTTTGATAATAGGAAGTTTTCCATCCGTACTTGTATGTAGTCAAGAAGTCATTTGCCATCACAGACACTGGTACTTCATTATCAGGATAGTTCTCTGGATTGTAACTCCAGTTGCCCGAAATAGCCTGATCAAAGAACTTTTGCATCATAGCAACAATCTTGATGTAACCTTCATTACTCTTCATGTCCCACAACAAAGTATAATTGTTCTTCAGTGTAGCATACTGTGGAACAATTTGCTTAAGAGGACCTTTCTTGGACTTCTTAATGGACAAGAATCCACGAGGGGGCTCAATTCCATTTGTTGCATTTGACACAACGGAACTGCTCTCCGATGGCATCTGTGCGGACAGTGTTGAGTGCCTGAGACCATGTTCCAGGATAGATGCCCTAAGAGTTTCCCAATCATGCTGGTATGGAATAGAAGAGATTTCGTCTACATCTTTTTTGTAAGTATCAATAGGAAGAATGCCATCAGCATATTTGGTACGACCAAAGTTCTCACAGTATCCTTTTTCTTTAGCAAGTTCATTAGATGACTTCAAAAGATAATATTGGAAAGATTCTGAGAGACCATGAACCGCATCCCATGCTTCCTGAGAGTCATAAGAATATCCCAGTTTAGCAAGATAATGAGCCAGACCAATATAACCAATTCCAAGGGACCTACGTGCCTTTGTACCAAGTTCTGCAGCACGTACAGGGTACTTCTGATAGTCAATCAGTTCATCCAGTCCACGAACTGAAAGGTCACAAAGTTCTTCAAGTTCTTCATCAGACTTTACTTTACCGACATTAATGGCAGAAAGAATGCAAAGAGCAATCTCACCATTATCATCATCAATATGTTGAATAGGATAGGTTGGAAGAGTAATTTCTTGACACAGATTGCTCATCTCAATCTTATCCTTGAAGGATGAGTGAGAGTTGCAGTGATCAAGATTCATAATGTAGATCCGACCCGTTTCCGCACGTTCCTTAAGAAGGTTAAGGATGAGTTCTTGCGCCTTAATAGTTTTTTTCTTAATGGTCGGATCGTTCTCATATTGAACGTAGAGATCGTCAAACTCAGGGAGTCCAAAGCTATTATAAAGTCCAGGGACATCGTGCGGAGAGAAAAGCGTGATCTTACCGTCTTGAATAAATCTTTCATAGAACAACTTGCTAATTTGAATTGAATAGTCAAGTTTGCGGACACGATTATCTTCCGTTCCCTTGTTATTCTTAAGAACCAGAATATCTTCTATTTCTTGGTGCCAGATGGGGAAGTGGACGGTGGCGGATCCACCGCGTATGCCATTTTGAGTACAGCATCGGACAGTCGATTCAAACTTTTTGAGGAACG